GGCGCCTCGATCGACCAGCCGGCCAGCCGGATCGGCATGCCGGCGATCGCCGACGCGACCAAGCCGCTGCCGGGCCGCGCCAGTCGCGACGGCCCGGCGCGGCCGGCGACCAGCTGAGACTCGATCCCTGTTCCCCGGGGCGGCGCGACCCGCCGTCCCGGGGCCGCCCCCGACCCGAGACCCGCCATGGCCTACGCCACGCTCCAGAACCTGATCGACCGCTACGGCAGCGACAACGTGCTGCAGGTCGCCGATCGCGACGGCGACGGCCAGGCCGATACGGCGACGGTCGATCGCGAGCTGGCGGCCGTCTCGGCCGAGATCGATGGCTACCTAGCCCTCAAGTACGACCTGCCGCTCTCCGCGACGCCGGACCTGGTGCAGGACCTCTGCGAGCGGCTGGTGTTCTTCCGGCTGCACGTGTTCACGGCGCCCGACCAGGTCGCCGAGTCCGCCAGGCAGGCGCTCGCCACGCTCGATCGCCTGTCGAAGGGCCTGGTCGTGCTCGAGCTGGACGGCGAGCCCGCCGCCGCGGCGCCCGACGGGCCCCGCGTGAGTGCTCCGGACCGCGTCTTCTCGCGCGACACGCTCGAGGGCTACTGACCATGGCGGGCGCGCAGGTCAGTCTCTCGATCGACGATCAGGCGGTGCGCGAGGCCTTCGTGGCCCTGCTCTCGCGCGCCGACGACCTGACCCCGGTGATGGAGGAGGTCGGCGCGGCGCTCGTTGCCTCGACCCAGCTGCGCTTCGAGCGCGGCCAGGCGCCGGGCGGCTCGCCCTGGCCGCCGAGCCTGCGGGTGCTGCACAGGGGCGGCAACACCCTGGTCGAGTCGGGCCGGCTTCGGGACTCGATCACCTACGAAGCGAGCCCGACCGGCGTGCGCGTCGGGACCAACGTTGTCTACGGCGCGATCCATCAGTTCGGCGGCACCATCAGGAAGTACGCCCAGAGCCGGGCAATCTATCGCCGGTACAACGAGACCACGGGCGAGCTGTCGAACCGCTTCGTGAAGCGGCGGCGATCCAACTTCCTGAGCTACCACGAGGTCGGCGAGCACGAGGTCAAGATCCCCGCGCGCCCCTATCTCGGCATCGACGAAGCCGACCAGGCGGAGATCCTCGCGACGCTCCAGGACTGGATCGGCGGCGCCGCGCCGGGAGCGGTCGAATGAACCGCGACCTGGTCGAGGACGTGAGCGGCCGGCTCGAGGCACAGGTTGCCGCGCTCATGAGCGTCCAGGACGCGCTGGCGCTCTCGGAGCTGGTCGAGCGCGGCACGCTGCCGAATGTCACGCCGGCCGGCTTCGTGCTGCCGGACGGGCTGGACGGCGGCCGTCGATCGAACGCGACGGGGCCGCACAAGCAGCCGATCACGGAGCAGGTCAAGGTCGTCCTGGTCATGCGTGCGGCCGATCGAGCCGGCGGGCAGGCGCGTGGTGCGCTGCAGCCGCTGATCCTGGCGACCCGGGAGGCTCTGGTCGGGTGGACGCCAGACGGGGAAGTCGAACCCTTCGAGCTCGCACACGAGCACCTTTCCGGCCTCGGCAAGGGGGCGGCGATCTACGAGCTCGACCTGCGGACGCGGTGGATCTACCGCGCAGCCACTTGAGGAGAGAGGTCATGGAGAAGTTCGGGGCACGCCAGCGAGTGGGCGGCACCTACCGGCGGGAGTCGCCGAAGGCCAAGCCGACTCGGATCGGCGGCACGGAGGAGCACCCGGAGGGCAACCGCGCGCGCAGCGCCAAGGGTGTGCCGCTAGACAAGCCGCGGCCCGCGCCGGCGCCGACGGCCGAGCCTTCGAGCGCGACCGCTTCGAGCTCTGGCCTCGACGGCTCCGGCGAGAAGGCCGGCAAAGGCAAGGCCGACAAGCCGGGCGCCGACGTGAAGAAGGAGGGTTGACGTCATGGCCAACCGCTACTGGCGCAAGAAGGCGCTGATCTCGAAGATCGAGACGACCTACGGGACCGATCCGACCCCGACCGGCGCGACCGACGCGATCCTGGCGCACGACATCAACCTGCGTCCCCTGCAGTCGCAGAAGGTCGAGCGGCCGCACGACACGCCCTTCTTCGGCTCCCGGCCCGCGATCCTGACGAACGTCCACGTGGCCCTGTCGTTCGGCGTCGAGATCGCCGGCGCCGGCACCGCCGGCGACGCCCCGGCCTACGGCCCGCTGCTGCGCGCCTGCGGCCTGGCGGAGACCCTGACGGCGACGACCGACGCGCAGTACGACCCGGTCTCGACCGGCATCGAGTCGGTCGGCAACTACCTCAACATCGACGGCGTCCAGCAGAAGATCCTGGGCTACCGGGCGAACCTGCAGATGTCGTTCCGGCCGTCGGCGCTCTCGACCTTCACCTTCGACGGCCTGGGGCTCTTCACGACGCCGACCGACACCGCGGCCCCGATCGTCGACGTCAGCGGCTTCCAGGTGCCGGTGCCTGTCTCGGACGCCAACACCGACTTCACGGTCAACGGCGTCGCAGTGCCGATGGAGGAGCTGACCTTCGACTTCGGCAACCAGGTCAACGCGATCTTCCGGGTCGGCGAGGAGAAGGTCTCGATCGTCGACCGCAAGGTCAGCGGCTCCATGCTGGTGAAGGCCGACACGCTGGCGATCTTCGACCCCTTCACGATCGCCCGCAATCGCACCCAGGTGCCGATCCAGGTCGTCCACGGCATCACGGCCGGCAACATCGTCCAGGTCGACGCCGACCTCTGCGAGCTCGACGAGCCGCAGTACCAGGAGTCGAACGGCGAGGTCATGTACCGCATCCCCTTCATGGCGGTGCCGTCCGACGCCGGCGACGACGAGATCAAGATCACCGTCAAGTAGGAGCCACCCAGATGACCTTCGTTCTCGCCGATCGCCGCCCTCAGTTCGACTGGAAGATCAGCGTGCAGCGCCCCGATCCCAAGTCGGGCGGCAAGCATGTCACCAGCACCTTCACCGCCCGCTTCGACCCGCTCACGCCGGAGGAGGAACAGGAGCGGTTGGAAGGCGCTGCCGTCCGTCTCGACACCGCGGGCGACGACGGCATGAAGGGGCTCGTCGCCCGCAGCCTCGAGGCGCAGGAGGAGGACAAGAGCCTTCTAAGGCGCGTCTGGGTTGGCTGGGGCAAGGACGTCGTCGGCCAGGACAACAAGCCTCTCGAGTACAGCGACGAGCTGCGCGAGCAGATGATCGCCTGGCCGGAGATCCGCACTGCCGTGCTCGCCGCCTACAACGAGGCCATGAACCCGCAGAACCCGAAGGGCACCAAGCGGGGAAACTGAAGGGCGCGGCGCGGATCTGGGCCGGCGCCGACCGCGACCGCTCGCTCGACGAGGAGGTGCAGGATGACCTCCGGGCCTTCGGGGTCGACGAGGGGCAGATCGCCGAGGCGGCCGCGCGGCGCGCAGAACAGCGGTTCGTCGTCTGGCCCGAGAACCGCCCGGCCCTCGAGCTCTTCCTGGCCTGCCGCACGGCCTGGCGCCGTCAGATCCTGGTCGGGCCGAGCGGCAAGACCCTCGACGTCTGGGACGGCCTCGACTGGAGCCAGGTCGAGTCGCTCGCCCGGATCCTCGATCTGCCGCTCGACCGACGCCTCCTGGCCGACCTCCGAGACATGGAGGGCGCGGCCATGGAGGTGCTCAACAATCGCCGGTGAGTCGCCGTCGTGACCTTGCGCCTTAACCTCGAGCTTACCGCCGACGCCAGCGGTCTCAGAGGCGAGATCAAGCTCTCGGAGCAGGATCTCGCCCAGCTGAAGACGACGGCAGAGCAGGCCGGCGCAGGCGTCCAGGCGAGCGTCGGCCGGATGAGTGCCGGCGTCGAGCAGGCGGCGCAGCAGTTCAAGCAGGTCCGAGCCTCGCTGGACCCCGCCGCGGCGGCGCTCGAGCGCTATGAAGCGCAGCAGCAGGCGGTGAAGACTGCGCTCCTGGCCAATGTGGCGACGCAGGACGAGGCGAACCGCGTCCTCGCCCTTGCCAAGTCGCAGTACGACAGCGTCGTTGCCGCGGCCAGCGGCTACCAGGAGGCTCTTCGGGGGTTCCAGCAGGTACGCGCTTCGCTCGATCCGGCCGTGGCGGCGCTCGAGCGCTACGAAGCGCAGCAGCAGGCGGTACAACGCGCCGTCGCTGCCGGTGCCGCCAGTCAAGAAGAAGCGAGCCGGGTCCTCGCGCTCGCCGCCGGCCAGTACGAGAGCACGACCCGGGCCCTCGCGGGTCTCGATCAGGCGGCCCGCGAGTTCGACCAGATCCGGGCTTCGGTCGACCCTGCCGCCGCAGCCTTGGCGCGCTATGAGGCGCAGCAGGAGGCCGTGCAGCGCGCTGTCGCCGCCGGCGTTGCGACTGAGCAGGAGGCGAGCCGAGTCCTGGCGCTCGCCGCAGGTCAGTACGAGAGCACGACCCGGGCGCTCTCCGGCGTCGACCAGGTCGCCCGCGAGTTCCAGCAGGTTCGCGCCTCCATCGATCCGACCACCGCCGCCCTCGAGCGGTACGAAGCCCAGCAGGAGGCAGTGCAGAGGGCCGTCGCCGCTGGCGTGGTGACGCAGGACGAAGCGAACCGAGTACTCGGCCTCGCCAAGGGCCAGTACGACACCTACGTCGCGACCGCGGCCAAGGCCGCCGCCGGTACCAAGAACTTTGGCTTCGGCGCCCAGAACGCGGCCTTCCAGCTGCAGGACCTGGTCGTCCAGCTGCAGGCCGGCGTGCCGGCGGCCCGTACGCCT